GATACTTACAAGCGTGCTGTGACTTCAGTTATCTTGGAAAACCAAGAACGCTCAATTAGAGAAGATAGAGCGTTCCTTAGTGAGGCATCTCCAAGTGTTACTCCTGCTAACGCAACAGGTTCTAGTATAGACAATTGGGACCCAATTTTAATTTCGTTAGTAAGAAGAGCAATGCCTAACTTAATCGCATATGATATATGTGGTGTTCAACCTATGACTGGTCCAACCGGTCTTATTTTTGCAATGAGAGCAAGATACGATAGTCAATCTGGAACAGAAGCACTATTTGATGAAGCAGATACAGATTTTTCTGGTAGAAACAAAGAAGGTTCTTCAGTTGACGGGTTCTCATGAACTGCCCACGCTGGCACAAACCCTAAATTATTGAACGATAATCCTGCAGGAACATATACTAAAGGTACTGGTATGTCAACTGCTGCCGCTGAGGCATTAGGGGGATCTGCTGACAATACATTCGCAGAAATGGCATTCTCAATCGAGAAGTCAACTGTGACTGCTAAAAGTAGGGCATTAAAGGCAGAATATACAATGGAACTTGCACAAGACTTAAAGGCAATCCATGGTTTAGATGCTGAAACAGAACTTGCAAATATCCTATCTGCTGAAATACTTGCAGAAATTAACAGAGAAGTTGTAAGAACTATTTACATCAATGCTGAAATTGGGGCATCTGATTCTGGTTCAACTGCAATTGGTTCTGTAAATGCTATCAACACAACTACTGCTGGTATCTTTGATTTAGATACAGACTCAAACGGTAGATGGTCAGTTGAGAGATTTAAAGGACTTATGTTCCAAGTTGAAAGAGAAGCAAATGTTATTGCTCAAAGAACTCGTAGAGGTAAAGGTAACATATTAATATGTTCATCTGATGTTGCTTCTGCTTTACAAATGGCAGGCGTATTAGATTACACACCTGCATTAAACAACAACTTACAAGTTGACGACACTGGCAATACTTTCGCTGGGGTACTAAATGGTAGATATAAAGTTTATATTGACCCGTACTCAGCAAATAACGCTGCTGCTCAATACTTTGTTGTTGGGTATAAAGGTTCTTCACCATATGATAGTGGATTATTCTACTGTCCATATGTACCATTACAAATGGTAAGAGCAGTTGGTCAAGACAATTTCCAACCAAAGATTGGTTTCAAAACTAGATATGGTCTACAGGCAAATCCATTTGCTGAGGCGTCTTCTAGTTCTGATGCTGTTATCGATGGTGCAGGCGCTGCCAACAGTAATAGATACTACAGAAGAGTTCAAGTTGCGAACTTAATGTAATCTCTATCTATAAGAACACTAAAAGGGATATCTTCGGATGTCCCTTTTTTTTAGCGTATAAATAATAGTATGACAACATCAGGATTACAAAGACAACCAACGCAATTAGACTATGCAAGTCCTACTCAATTTAAGTTTGGTATTCTTAAACTACCTAAAGTTGAGTATTTTTGCACAGCAGTTAATATACCTGGTGTATCATTAAGTTCTGAAACTTTTGCAACTAGATTTAAACCTATACCAATACCTGGTGCAGAGTTGACATATGAACAATTACAAATGACATTTATAGTAGATGAAAATTTAGAAAACTATCAAGAGATACACGGTTGGTTGATAGGGTTAGGTTTTCCATCTGACGACTCAGAGTATCTAAACTTATTAGCATCAGGTCAAGATAGATTTCCTACAACTGGTAGTAATACAACTCAAGATGCTGGTAAAGCACCTAAAGGTCCTACTCAAAATTTAGGTCCTGTTTACTCAGACGCAACATTAAATGTATTATCTAGTAAAAATAATCCTATATTAGAATGTAGATTTCAAGATGTATATCCCATTTCTTTATCAGGATTAAATTATGACCAACAAGCAACAGACATTGACTATTTAACAGCATCTGTAACATTTAATTATTTAATCTACAAATTTGCAGACCCAGGAGGTTCTTCAACGAAGATTACTGCCTCTTAAATCCTTGACTTTTTGAAAGGTTTATATTATAATACATTATTAAAAAGGTGATTGAATGACATTAGAAGAATTACAAGAACAAGTCCAAAATGATTTAAAAATGGATGAAACTAACTTGTCTTTAGAATCAATAAAGACACCACAGTTACATAACAAATATCTAAAAGAATTAAACAAGTTTAAATTACTACAAGTAAAAGCAGATGACGAATATAAGTTATTGAAAAAATACAAGTGGGAATATTACACTGGTAAAGCAGAAGCACAAGTGTATAAAGAACAACCATTTGATTTAAAAATACTTCGTCAAGATATAGATAAATATCTAGATGCAGATAGTGAATTACAAAAGTCAAAACAAAAAGTAAAGTATCTTGAAGTTGTAATTGATTATCTAGATAGAACTGTTAAACAAATAAATAACAGAGGATTTCTAATAAAAAACTCTATTGATTGGCGTAAATTTACCAATGGCGATTTATAATGTATTTAGATAAAGTTTATCACATTGTTAATAATTCAATAACACAAGAACTGTGTAGTAATATTATTTCACAAGGTGAAAGTAAAGAATTAAAAACAGGCGAGATATTAGACGGCAAACAATTCAATCGTTCTTCTAAAGTTTCTTGGATAGAAAACAGACACCTAGAACTACAATTAATAGAATCAGTAAAACTTGCAAACAAAAAAGCAGGGTGGAACTTTTCACTTGCAGATTTTGAACCTTTTCAATACACAGTATATAACAAAGATGATTTTTATAACTGGCACATAGACAGTTTATCTGAACCATATGATAATGGGTATATAAGAAAATTAAGTTTTACATTAAGTTTAAATGATAATTATGAGGGAGGTGCTTTTGATATAACCGTACCTAATCCTAAAGAAGATGATAATGAAAAGTACACAATAGATTTAAGAGGATTTAAACCTGGAACATTATTAGTATTTCCATCTTTTATGTGGCATAGAGTTAACAAAGTTCGAAAAGGCACTAGAAAGGTGTTAGTAGGTTGGACATTGGGAAAACAATGGTCTTAACAAAATATATTGTAATAGAAAAAAAGAATGAAGTTTATCTTAAAGTAGAAGCAGAAAATTCTATTAAGAGAGATTTAAGTGAATACTTTGCATTTGAAATGCCAGGTTTTAAATTTACACCTCAATATAGAAGTAGAGTATGGGATGGTAAAATAAGGTTATTTCAATATGCGTCTGGTCAAATTTATGTCGGTTTATATAATTACATTTTAGATTGGGCAGAAAAAAATAATATACAGGTTGTTAATGGCACAAAAATAAAAGATGCAAAAATAAAACCTAAACACATAGATAGATTTTTAAGTGCATTAAAACTTCCTCACGAAGTACGAGATTATCAAAAAGAAGCATTTATATATTCAATTCAAAAAAGAAGATGTTTATTACTATCACCTACAGGCAGTGGTAAATCATTAATCATATATCTAATATTAATTTATAATCTACTTAGAAGTAAAGATGATAAAAATAATAAAATATTAATTATTGTTCCTACAACATCTCTTGTAGAACAATTATATAAAGATTTTAAAGATTATGGTTACAATAGTTTTAGAAATGTACACAGAATATATCAAGGCATGTCAAAGACAACACCTAAGAGAGTTGTGATATCTACTTGGCAATCAATATATCAACAACCAAAGAAATGGTTTGAACAGTTTGGTATGGTCATAGGAGATGAGGCACATCTATTTAAGGCAGTATCATTAACAAAGATTATGAACAAACTAGAGAACTGTAAATATAGGGTTGGTCTCACTGGTACATTAGATGGTTCAAAGACACATAAACTAGTTTTAGAAGGCGTATTTGGCAATGTAAATAAAGTAATATCTACAAATATATTGCAAGAGAGAAATCAATTAGCACAATTGAAAATATATTGTTTAGTTTTACAACACTTAAACGCACCAAAGAATATGAAGTATCAAGAAGAAATGGATTATCTTGTGCATCATATGGGTCGTAATAAATATATAAGAAATTTATGTATTGCGTTGAAAGGAAACACTCTATGTTTGTTTCAGTTTGTAGAAAAACATGGTAAAGATTTAAGAGAAATGATTGCTGAAAAGGCAGAAGATAAAAAAGTATTTTATGTACACGGAGGAGTAGATACAGATGAAAGAGAATACATTCGTAATATTACGGAAAAATCAGATAATGCGATTATCATTGCTTCCTATGGTACTTTTTCTACTGGGATTAATATTAGGAATTTGCATAACATTGTTTTTTCCTCACCTAGTAAATCACGCATTAGAAACTTACAGTCTATCGGTAGGGGACTTAGATTGAAAGATAACAAATCAGATGCTACTTTATATGATATATCAGATGATTTAGGGTCATCAAACTACACACTCAATCATTTTAGAGAACGACTAAATATATACAAAGATGAAAAATTTAACTACGAAATACACAAGGTGGGATTAAAAAATGAGTAATGAAGAAATAAAAATAATCAAGTTATCAAACGGAGATGACATTGTTTGTGTTCTTGCAAAAGAAGGTAAATTGCCTGATGATTCTCCTTTACTTCGTTTAGAAAGACCGATGCAAATAAGATATATACCTCAAATGACTGGTGGTGGATTTAGAGATTATGTGGCATTAATAAAATGGGCAAGTTACACAAATGATAAAATTATAACTATTCCTAAAAGTAAAATATTAACTATAACAAATGCCGCCAATGAGATGCAAAAAAGTTATAATGAAGTAAAATCATCTTATGATGAACCAAATAAAAGTATTCCAGGATATGATAGAAAAAGATTTACAGACGAAGAAAATAAAAGATTAAATGAAATATTTGGCGATTACTATGATGATGATGAGGACCCAGGTACCGTACATTAAGTAGTTATCTTGAATCGTGACATACACGAGTATACATAATAAAAAATATATGTCAAGTCTAAAATTTAATATCGTTTTACGCTTGACAAAATTGATAAAAGGAAGTATATTAGTTGAATGAAAAATAAAAAGAAAAATGAACATTATGTAGATAATTCAATGTTTCTAGAAGCAATGAAAGAGTACAAAAAAGTTTGTAACAATGCTGAAGAAAATGGAGAAGAAAGACCACCAGTTACTAATTACATAGGTGGTTGTTTCCTAAAAATTGCGAATCACTTATCTTATCGTCCTAATTTTATTAATTATACATTTAGAGATGATATGATATCTGATGGTATTGAAAACTGTTTACAGTATCTAGGCAACTTTGATCCAGAAAAATCTAAAAACCCTTTTGCTTATTTTACACAAATAATATATTTTGCATTTGTGAGAAGAATACAAAAAGAAAAAAAACAAGTTATCATAAAACAAAAGTTATTAACTCAATCAAACTTAGATGATTTAACATTACAACCACATGATGATGGTTCATATACAAATCAGTTTACAGAGTTTCTAAGACAAAATTCTACAGAAGAAGTAAATGATACGCCTGTTGCAATAAAAAAAGAAAAAAAAAGAAGAGTAAAAAAAGGTAAACTAGACGAATTTCTATAATATATGAAGAGTAAAAAAGAAGTGTATAGAATATTCTATTTGACTAAAGGTCATTTAGAAGTAACTGAATCTACTGCCCGAGAATGCTATGATTCGTATTTTGAAAGATTATGGGGTGTTGTAGAAAATACAGCACAATTAGATGAAGAGTTTGAAATACTCTGGTCTGAAAAAATGAAGGACAACTAATTTATGAAAATTGCATTATTGAACGATACTCATTTTGGGTGTCGTAATGATTCTCCTGCATTTCTAGAGTATCAAAATAAATTTTATGATGATATATTTTTTCCTTACTTAAAAGAAAATAATATAAAGACACTAATACATCTTGGTGATGTTGTTGATAGAAGAAAATTTATCAATCATAAAACAGCACATAACTTTAGAAAGAAGTTCTGGAGTAGACTATATAAAAATTCTATTGAAACACATGTCATATTAGGCAATCACGATACTTACTTTAAAAATACAAATGAAGTCAATGCATTAACTAATCTTAAAATTAATAGTAATTCTAAAGTATATAAGAAACCTGAAGTAGTTTCTTTTGATGGTTTAGATATTATGTTTGTACCTTGGATTTGTGATGATATCTATAGTGATTCGATTAACATGATACAAAATTCTAATTGTGAAATATTAATGGGTCATTTAGAAGTTAAGGGTTTTGAAATGCACAAAGGTCATTTTTCTGAAATGGGTCTAGATAAAAATATATTTAAACGATATGAAAAAGTTATATCAGGACACTTTCACAAGAAGTCTGACGATGGTCAAATATACTATCTTGGTACACAATATGAAATAACTTGGTCAGACTATAAATGTCCTAAAGGTTTTCATATATTCGATACTGCCACTAGAGAGTTGACAAGAGTATCAAATCCGTATAGAATACATAAGAAGATTATCTATAATGATAAAGAAGTTGATTATACAAATTATGATATAGACCAGTTCGACAAAACTTTTGTTAAACTTATTATATCAAATAAAACAGATGATGAAATGTATAATAAATTTGTTGAAAGATTATATAGTAAAATAAATGTGCATCAATTACAAATCATAGATGATCCTATTGATATTAATGTATCAGTAAAAGATGATGTGTTAGAACAAGGTGAAGATACTTTGTCATTTTTAAGAAAGTATATTGACCAAATTGAAACACCTTTAGATAAAAATAAATTAAAACAGTATGTGCAGAACTTATATAGTGAGGCAAGTGAATGAAACATATTAAGACATTATACTTTGGGCAACAAGTTCAATTGTTTACAGTATCAAAAGGTTTAGTTGATAGACTAAACAAAAAAATGGATGAACAAATAACAGATAAATCTTTTGAAGATGCAAGAGAATCTTTATCAGCGAAAATAACTAGTGAGTATAGAGTTAGAGATTGGTTAGCAGAAGCAGATAAAGATAGAGAATTAGTAGAGGCAGTATCAACAACATATAATCAATCTTTGTATGAACCATCTTTTAAGTTAGATGCATTTCATATTAATGATGCTTGGATAAATGACCAAAGAGAAGGTGAATATCAAGTTATGCATAGACACTCTGGTTTAGTTGAGATAGGGTTTACTTCAGTTTTATTTTTAAAAGTACCTGACTTTGGTAAAGAGTATACAAATACTGCTATGCCTCATAATGGTAGATTAACACTAGCGGGTAATTGTGGTGGACAGTTTTCTATAAAACATCATTTAATAGACCCTAAAGTGGGAGACTTCTATGTATTTCCATATGACTTAGAACATCTAGTATATCCATTTAGAGGTCCTGGTGTGAGAAGAAGTATGAGTGTAAATTTTGATATGATGGCAAGAAAGGCACCTGCAGTAGTTTATAAAAAAGATGATAGTATTTAAAAAACTTAGATATAAAAATTTTCTGTCTACGGGCAACACACCTATTGAAGTAGAATTTAATAAGTCTTCTACATCATTAGTTATAGGCACAAATGGTTCTGGTAAATCAACATTACTAGATGCATTGTGTTTTGTATTATTTAATAAACCATTTAGACTTATAAAAAAAGACCAGTTAGTAAATACTATTAATCAGAGCGATTGTTTATTAGAAGTTGAATTTTTAGTTGGTACAATTCCATACACAGTAAAAAGAGGTATCAAACCAAACTTATTTGAAATATATAAAAATAATAAATTAGTGAATCAAGATGCAAGTAATATTGATTATCAAAAATATTTAGAACAAACTGTAATGAAATTAAATTACAGAGCATTTGTTCAGGTAGTTTTATTAGGTTCTTCGTCTTATGAACCATTTATGAAGTTAAGACCACGATATAGAAGAGAAGTTGTAGAAGAAATCTTAGATATAAGAGTTTTTGGTCATATGGATCAATTACTGCGTTCACAACAGGCGGACCTTCAAAAAAAACTCACAGAAATGCGCCATCACGGTGCTTTACTACGCACTAAGTATGAAAGTGAAGCAAAGTATCTATCATCTATCAGCGTTAAGGAGACCGACTTTAAAGAGGGTAAGTTAAAATCCATTGAAAAAAACAACGAAAATAAAACGAAATATGAAAAAGACATAGAAAATCTTAATATTGAGATAGGAATACAAAAAGAAAAGTTAAAAGATAAATCTTTACACGATAATAAACTATTAAAACTTAATAAATTAGAATCTAAAATATCTACAAATTTAAATACACATAAAAAAACATTACAGTTTTTTGAAACAAACGATACTTGTCCTACTTGCACACAACCAATAGATGAAAACTTTAAACACGAAAAATGTAATGTAGAAAAAAATAAAGTAGATGCATTGTCAAATGGATTAAAAGATTTATTTACAGAGATTACAAAAACAGAAGAAAAGGTATCAGGTTATAATTCTATATCTAAAAAAATTCAAGAAATGAATATAGATATTGCAAAAATAAATAACTCTTTAGAAAATATAAAAGTGCATAGTGATTCTATACACGAAGAATTAAAAAATTATAGTAGTAAAGCAGATATAGAATCTGTAAAAATAGAGTTAGATGAATTATTACGAGAAGTAAAACAATCTGAAGAACAACTAAAGAAAGTTACTGAAGAGAAAGAATATGTAGATGTGTTAAGAGAAATACTAAATGATAAAGGTGCAAAGACAAAGATAATTAAAAAGTATTTACCTATTATGAATCAATTAATAAATCAACATTTACAATCTATGGACTTTTATGTAAACTTTCAATTAGATGAAGAGTTTAATGAAACAATAAAAAGCAGATTTAGAGATAATTTTATTTACAATAGTTTTAGTGAGGGTGAGAAGATGCGAATAGACCTTGCATTATTATTTACTTGGAGAACTATTGCAAAGATGAAGAACTCTACAAATACAAATCTATTAATACTAGATGAAATATTTGACAGTAGTTTAGACGGGCAGGGTACAGATGATTTCTTTAAAATAATAAGAACATTAAAGAATGAAAATGTATTTGTAATATCACATAAGGGTGATATATTATTTGACAAATTTACAAACATTATAAAATATGAAAAGTATAAAAACTTTACTAGATTAGAGGCAGTATGAAATTATTAAATCCAGATAGCGAATCATTACATAAACCTTTACCAACATTTGACGACTCACAATTAAAGGATTATGGTTATAAAACTAGACAAGAGTTAGTTGATGATATGTTTAAATTTATGGCAAAGGCAGGCGGCATAGGTTTAACTGCAAATCAAGTAGGCATAAATCTAAATATGTTTGTATTAGGAGGACATCCTAGTATAGAAGATGGTTTAAAATTAGCATGTTTTAATCCAGTTATTGTGAGTATGAGTCAAGAAAAAGTAAAAATGAAAGAAGGTTGTTTATCATATCCTTTTATATTTCTAAACATAGAAAGGTCTAGAAAATGTGTAGGAAAATATGAAGATGCCGATGGTGAATTAAAAGAAGCACATCTAGATGGTTATATGAGTAGAATATTTCAACACGAATACGAACACACTCAAGGCAAATCAATGATTGATGGTGTTTCTAAATTTAGATTTGACTTAGCAAAAAAGAAAGCAGAAAAATTAGCAACAAAACACGCAAGAGAGTTACAGAGAATCAAAAGAGAAAAAGATGACAAGAGCGACATTTAAACTTTTAGACTTACCATCATTCGCTGATGAACCATTAGACGAAATGGTAAACTATTTAAACAAATTAAATTACTCAGCAGTAAAAACTAAGTTTAATAAAAAAGAACAATGGCAAGCAATATCAATAAGAGGTTATAGTGATGACATTAGTAACATTTTAAAACCAGGTGTATTAGATAGTAATATACAAGGTCAAGGTTTAATGTATACTCATCTATATGAACAACCAGAATGTGCACCTATAAAACAAATACTGTGGCATATACCTGCAAACTTTGAACGAATTAGAATTATGAGATTGAGAGCAGGTACTAAGATATCAAAACATACAGATAAAGTAGATAAAGAAATAAAGAATGGTAATATTATCAGAATACACGCACCCCTAAAAACAAATGAAAAGGTTAAAATGTATTTGTGGGAAGATAAAACTAAAATAGAATGTAACTTACAACAAGGTAGATATTATTATACAGATGTATCAAAACCACACGCTGTAACAAATGATGCAGATTTTGACAGATTACATTTAGTTATTGACTGTTTTATCAATGAGAAACTTGAGGGTATGATAAATGAAATTAGCATGTTCTAAAGATTTTGAAAAAGTAAAAGAAATATTTTACAAACATAAACAATGGTTTCCTCATGTAAGAACAGATTACATGAAAAGAATGATTGAAAATAAACAACTGATTCTTGATAATAATGTTCTTATAACTTTTCACCATACAAAAAGAAAACAAAAAGTAGGTAATGTGCAATTAGAAAAAGGTGATACTGTATTACATCAGATAGCAAATGCTACACAAGGTAAGGGTAATGCAAGAGATGTATTAAATAGGTTCTTTGACTATTGTCCTAACAATGTTTATCTATCTGTAAGAGAAGATAACTTGACAGCAAACAAATTCTATGATAGTATGAAGATGAAATTAATAGGTAAAACAAGTTGGGCAAAAGGAACATTGCCAGGGAATGTATATGTCAGAAACAAATTTAATAGACTTAGTATATAATAATTGGAAGAATAAAGGTTTTCCTTTTTACTCTACAGATACAGAGTGGAGAAATAGTGAGTATTACAAACTTTTAACTTTTCGTAGAGATACTATGTTAGATAGACAGAATAAGATTATAGGTCAATCTACACATGGTCTTTCTCTTGCGTGGTCATTTATGCAACACGCTTGGGGTGTTAAGTGTGGAAAGATGCGAACACCTATGGAACTATGGGAAGATGAAGAACATCTTAAAAAAGGTATAGGCAAAATATTAAAAGGTCAATTTTTTCCTAAAAGAAAACCTGAAGAAATAACTGCATCAGATTTTAGAACAATGTTGAAAAGATATTCAGGCACACAGAAAGTTTCTAACTTTAGACCTACTGCCGCCGCCACACTCTATGATGTTTTTGTAGAAAAAGATTCTATACTAGAAGGTACTGTTGCAGGTACAGTATGGGATCCTAGTATGGGGTATGGTGGTAGAGTGTTAGGGGCGATTGCTGCTGGTGTAAATTATATTGGTACAGACCCTTGTGTTCCTACTTATGAAGGTTTACAAAAAATAGTAGAACAATATGGTCATAAAGATAAGATGTATAAACTATTAAGACAAGGTAGTGAAACATATTTACCTGAAGAGGGTTCATTAGATTTTGTATTTACAAGTCCACCTTATCTAGGACACGAACAATATGGTGATGAACCAGAACAATCATTTAATAAGTTTAAAGAACAAGATGAATGGCGTAATGGTTTTTTATTAAAGACAATTAAGAACGCATACATTGGTTTGAAACCAGGTAAGAGGGCGGCGTTCAATGTTGCAAATGTAAAATCATATAAAACATTTGAAGAAGATACTCATCAATGTATGGTAGAAGCAGGATTTAGAAGTATTGATGTTTGGTGGTTATCATTATCAACACAACAAGGGGCAAGACAAGTTGCAACATTAGAAGGTGATGAGTCAGAAAAGAAACAAAGTAACAATTATATAGGTAAATTTGAAAGACCAGATTTGCCTGGTAGAAAATATGAACCAATTTTTATAGGTGTAAAATGAAACATATTAATTTAAATAACAGAGTATTTGGTTTTAACAATGATAGTCCATTTGTTTTAATTGCAGGACCTTGTCAAGTAGAATCACTACAACATTCTATAGATATGTGTGGTCTAATAAGAGAAATTGCAATGACATATGAAGTACCATTTGTTTTTAAATCATCATTTGACAAAGCAAATAGAACAAGTGCAAACTCAAAAAGAGGTGCAGGTCTAGATTTGTCTATGGATATATTTGAATATCTTCAGAAAGAATTTGATGATGTGCCTCTTATAACAGATATACACACAGAAGAACAAACTATTATTTCTCAAGTTGTAGATATTATTCAAATACCAGCATTTTTAAGTAGACAGACAGATTTACTGGTTGCTGCTGCTATGACTAATAAACCTGTAATGATTAAAAAAGGTCAGTTTATGGCACCTTGGGATATGAAAAATGTTATTAGTAAAATAGAACACATAAATGATAAAATTTTATTATGTGAGAGAGGTGCAAGTTTTGGTTATAACAGATTAGTATCTGATATGACTGCGTTGCCTATAATGAAAGAAACAAAGTATCCAGTTATTTTTGATGCAACACATTCTGTACAACAACCTGGCGGCAATGGTACTACATCTGGTGGTAATAGAGATTTTGTACCAGTATTAGCAAAGTGTGCTATCACGACAGGCATTGCAGGTATTTTTATGGAAGTACATCAAGACCCAGATAATGCACCTAGTGATGGACCTAATATGCTCAGATTAGATAGTCTAGATAAACTTTTAAGTGAGTTAGTCGAATTAGATGAAGTAACAAAAAATGGATTTATTGCTTGACATTTATAAATAAAAGTATTATATTATATATGTACGACTTATAAAGTGTACATTTATTAACTTTGCTTAAAACAAGGAGGTTTATATGACAAACGCATTAAGCATATTCAATCAATTAAGACCAGTAACTATAGGATTTGACGACATCTTTGAAGATTTTGGAAAGATGTTTGACGAGAATATACTACGAGGTTCTTACAAACAATCTTACCCACCTTATGATATCGTAAAAGTTACTGATAACAAATACGATATTCAAATTGCTCTCGCAGGTTATTCGAAGAAAGATATTGAAGTTAAGGTAGTAGAAAATACTTTATTAGTAAAATCTATCAGAGAAAATTCTGAAGAAGAGAAAGAAGTAATACATCAAGGGATTTCAAAGAGATACTTTGAAAGGCATTTCACAATTGCTGATGATGTAGAAGTAAACGGTGCAGAACTAAAAGATGGTCTATTGACTGTTTCTTTAGAAAGAATTGTGCCTGAACATAAAAAACCAAAGACTATTGCAATCAAGTAATAGCAACAATAAGAACGGTATGTTTCGTTATTTAGACATACCGTTCTTCATAAAGCAACCAAACAAACAATTAAAATACATTAAAATAGATAATTCAAATTCAGGTTATATTATGAGAGATATTGATTTATCTGAATACAATCAAGTTAAAAAATGGATAAACGATAATTATGGTGACAAGATAACTTTAGGTTATGTTACACAGTTATACACTTCAGAAAATTCAATTATGACCATACACTCAGATTTAGAACATGAAAATAGTTTTGCAAAACTTAACTTTAATTTTGCAGATGATAAAAGTAAATTACAGTTTTATGAAGTAGAAGATAAATCAAAAATACAATACAAACAATACAAACAAAATGATGATTTAAAATTTGAAGAGTTAGTACCTGTAGTAGATGAAAAAGATGCCAAGTTTATATGTGAAACAAATGATAATAGTTATCCAACTTTAGTAAATGCAGGTGCATTTCATAGAGCATATAATAAATTATCAAACACACCTAGGTATGTTATTAGTTTTTCATTATTAAATAAAGATGGTTCATACTTGACATTTGATGATGCTTGTAGTATATTAAATAAACATCATGTATAGATATCTTGATATACCTTACTTCTTAAAAAAAGAAGCAATTATAAAATCTTTTTCAACTATTGACAATTTTGTTGATATGATAAATGTTGATAGAAAATTTAAAGCAGATGCTTTTTACGAATGTGGTTACAAACATCAACCATTGCATTTAAAAGAACATAAATTGTTTGTTGATTATATCAATAGTCATTATAAATCTAGAATTAAATTAAGTGAATATGTGCCATATCTAATCACAAATAAAAAACAAAACTTAACAATACACACAGATAATGGTATTGCTATTTGGGCAAATGAAGAAAGAACAGAATTAGATTTTGATAGGTTTCATACCTGTTCTATTAATTTTACCTTCGGACATTATACAAGTAGATTGCAATATTTTAAACCAATAGATAGTAAAAAAATTTATCATCTACCATTTCACCAAGATGATGATATAAAAATAAAAGAAGAAATACCTATGTTAAACAGAGAAGATGCAGAATTAATGGAAGAGGTTGTATTAGATACTTGTTATCCTACACTTGTAAGCACAAATTATTTTCATAGTGCTAAAAATAGTTTAAGTGACATACCAAGATGTGTTGTAAGTTTTCCCTTATATAGACCTGATGATAGTATATTACCTTTTGATGAGGCGTGTGATATCTTAAAAACTGAATTTCTTCCAGAAGATTACAAATTTGGAATGTTACATGATATCTAGACTTGACAAAATATTAAATATACTGTATAGTGATTCGTATTATGAAATATAACGAAGATAAAATATTATATGAACTTATTGATTATGTGAAATCTACATATAATCAACACTACTCTGATAGTGGTAGTGGTTTTCAAATTCAAGATATATTTAAAGAACTGAATATTGGTCGTGAATTTGCTCAAGCAAATGCTATCAAATACTTGTGTCGTTATGGTAAAAAACATGGCAAGAATAAAATGGATTTATTTAAAGCGATGCACTACATTACATTATTAATAAATTATGATAGGAGTGAAGATGAAGGTAAGTAACCAAACACTTTCTGTTCTCAAAAACTTTTCTGAGATTAATGAGAACATTTTAGTAAAACCAGGTAAAACAATTCGTACAATATCTACATTGAAGAATGTTCTAGCAGAAGCATCTGTTGATGAACAATTTGAACAAGAGTTTGGTATCTATAAACTTCCAGAGTTCTTGCGTTCAGTAGAACTGTTTGAACAACCTAAATTAAAGTTTAATGGTGGTCAATATGTTACTATTGCAGATGAGAAGTATGGTCAATCAATTAAATATTTCTTTGCAGATCCATGTGTATTAGTTACCCCTTCAAAGACAATTGACTTACCAGATAGATATGTGACTTTTAAATTCACAAAAGAAAAATTTGAAAGACTAATGAAAGGTGCTAATTCACTGGCACTACCTGATATTATATTAACAGGCAATGGTTCTAAAATGACTATTACTGCATCTGATAAAAAGAATAAATCATCAAATGAATATTCAGTAGAACTAGGTGAAACAGAAAAAGAATTTTCTATTCATTTTAGAATGGAAAACTTCAAACAAATAGAAGACGATTATGATGTTGCAATCTCACAAAAAGGTCTTGCTCATTTCATTAATAGAAATAGACCAATACAATATTGGATTGCAGTAGAAAAAGAGAGTGTTTTTAAATAATGTTTGGAGTTTTATATTATGGAAGATTTTTTATGGGTCGAAAGATATAGACCTAGAAAGATAGTTGATTGTATCTTACCAAAAGATATAATGACTACAATGAAAAAGTTTGCCTCTGGTAAAGAGATACCAAACTTACTATTATCAGGTACATCTGGCACAGGTAAGACCACAGTTGCAAGAGCATTGTGTGAAGAAATAGGTGCAGATTATATTATTATTAATGGTTCTGATGAAGGTCGTCAGATTGATACATTAAGAAATAAGATTAAAGACTTCGCATCAACTGTATCGTTAGATGGCAATTCAAAACATAAAGTTGTTATAATAGATGAAGCAGATTATATGAATCCTGAATCTGTTCAACCTGCATTAAGAAACTTTATAGAAACATTTCACAATAATTGTAGATTTATTTTTACTTGCAATTACAAAACTAAAATACTACCTGCATTACACAGTCGTTGCACAACCGTAGATTTTAAAATTGTTAATGGTCAAAGAAGAATAGTTGCTGGCAAATTACTAAAAAGTTTTTGTGATATTCTAGACGAAAACAAAGTAGAATATGATAAGAAAGTATTAGCAGAATTTATTATGAAGTTCTTTCCTGATATTAGAAGAATGATAAATGAATTGCAAAGATATTCTGTTAGTGGTAAAATAGATAGTGGTATTCTCTTCAGTATGTCTGAAGTTAACATTAAAGAATTGATGAACACTTTAAAAGAAAAAAGATTTAATGATATGAGAAAGTGGGTTGTACAAAACCTAGATAAAGAACCATCTCATTTATTTAGAACTGTTTATGATTCTTTGAGTAAGTATCTTGCTGATAATTCTGTACCACAAGCAATACTAACACTTGCAGGATATCAATACAAATCTGCCTTTGTTGCTGACCAAGAAATAAATATGGTTGCATGTTTAACCGAGATTATGGCGAATTGTAGGTTTAAATGAGTTATGAGTTAAAAGACTATCTCAATGCAATTAATTTAACAAAGAAAAACTTACTAGACACAGACGATACGACTTGGGAAAAGAAGTACCCACCCTTTATCATTAATAAATGTTTGTCAATGCATTATGATACTTTGATGCAGGCAAACGAAATGAATGGGTATCATTTTCTTCCTAAAAAACTTCAATTTGATTTTTTCATAAATAGTGTAAGAAAGAAAAAAAGGTTTGGTGGTAAATGGATATCACAAACTAAATTGAAAGATTTAGATATTATTAAAGAGTATTATGGTTATAGTAATGATAAGGCAAAGACCGCTCTAAATATATTATCTGATGAACAAATTGAAACTATTAAGAAAAAGTTAGATAAAGGTGGGAAGAAATGATTGATACTAATGACGAAGCGATTAAATGGTCGCCAGAACAAATGTTGGAAGTTACCATAAAACAACCAGATGATTTCCTAAAGATAAGAGAAACATTAACTAGAATAGGTGTTGCAAGTAGAAAAGATAGAACTCTTTTTCAGTCTTGTCATATATTACATAAACAAGGTAAATACTTTATTACACATTTTAAAGAACTGTTTGCTTTAGATGGTAAACCTGCAAGTCTAGTAAAGAATGATATTGAAAGAAGAAACACAATAGCAGTTTTATTAGAAGATTGGGAACTAATTGACATTGTTGATAAGAATAATATAAAAGATAAAGCACCATTAAGTCAAATAAAAATATTACACTTCAAAGAAAAAAATGAATGGAACTTATCTGCTAAATATAATATAGGTAAGAATACACAAAACAATGGTGAGTAATGGAAGTTGCCAAATTTAAAGAATTCTTAAATGAAGAGAAGAAAGAAAGAACTTTTTGTAAAGTTTTAATTATTACAGATGAACCAGAAGAAGCAAAAACATTTCATACTGCTGATAGATTAAAACAGGAAGCAGAAAAGTTAAAACTACCTTTCTATCTTTATAAGTTATCTGGTGGGTATGTTACCTTTGAAGATAATGTAAGAAGACTTCATAATAAAAAAGACCCAAAAGGTTTTGAAATTACATCTGATACAGTTGCTATCATAAGAGGTTCTATCACACGAAAAGATAGTTGGATGGACATTGTTTCTATGTTAGAGAAAGATGGTATCTGTGTTGTTAATTCTAGACAATGTATTAGTGTGTGTGCTGACAAGTACAGAACATATCTAAGACTTGCTGACTTTGGTATTACACAACCTAATACGGCATTGATTACAGACCCAGAAAAATCAAAAGAAGCATTCGAAAAGTTAGATACAAAATATCCTATAATACTAAAAACATTACGAGGTAGTAAAGGTGTTGGTGTTTTATTTGTAGAGTCAGAAAAAGGTCTTGATAGTTTATGTCAAGTTTTATATAAACAAGATGAAGATGCTGATTTATTATTACAAGAGTTTATACCTAATGAGTATGATGTTAGAGTTTTAGTAATGGGTGGTAAAGTTTTAGCAAATATGAAAAGACCTGTTATTGACGGTGATTTTAGAAGTAATGTATCTCAAGGTTCAGAACCAGTAAAGATAGATTTAACAGAACTAGAAATTGCAGAATGTTTAAAGTCGGCGAAAGCAGTTGGTGGTTTATGGACTGCTGTTGATTTTATACCTAGTAAAAATAGAGAGAAGTTACCACCCTTTGTATTAGAAGTAAATTCATCACCTGGCACAGAAGGTATAGAAAAGGCAAGTGGTCAAAATATATCTAAAGAAGTTATAGAATTTTTTGGTAAAAAAAGAAATAGAATTAAAGTACCTGATGCTTGTGGTTACAAAGAAATTGTAAGTATAAAACCTTTTGGTGAAATTGTTGCAAAGTTTGATACGGGTAACTCAGGTATGTCTGTAATACATGCAGATAAAACAAAGGTAAAAGGTAAAACAATTGCTTGGACTTTAATGGGCAAAACAGTTGTATCTCAAATCATAAGAAAAGAAGATATCAAAGTTGGTGGTTTAAGAGATTATGATGAAACAAGATATGTTATAAAATTAGATATGGAGTTTTTAGGTACAATGTATAAAGATTTATTATTCACAATTGACAATAGAGAAGACAGAACACCAATACTATTAGACCGTTCAGTTATGAATACATTAAATGTAATTGTATCACCACAAAGAAAATATGTATTAACTACCCATTACGAACTTGACAATTAATCTAAAATAAGTTATATTACAGTATGAATTTTTACAAGAATGTGATTGTACACAGAGGTAAACTTCTTATCAGAGGAGTTTTGAATGGCAAAGATTATAGTGAGAAACTAGATTTCTCACCAACACTCTATGCGTTGACTCAAGAAGAATCAGAATATAAAACATTACAAGGTCAGAATCTAAAACCAATAGAGTTTAGTTCTATTGCCAATGCTCGTAAATTCAAAAAAGAGTGTGCAACAGAAAACTCTCCTATATTTGGTTTAGATAGATTTCAATATCAATATATTGGTAAAGAATATCCTAATCAGATTGAATGGTCTAGAGAACATATAAAGATATTTTCTTTAGATATAGAAACAACTTGTGAAAATGGTTTTCCTGATGTAGAAAATCCTACTGAAGAATTACTTTGTATTACTATCAAAAATCAAATGAACAAACAGATAATAACATGGGGTGTTGGTGACTATCATACAGATAGAACTGATATAACTTATGTAAAATGTAAATCTGAAAATCATTTAATGATGGAGTTTATGAAATTCTGGTTAAAGAATTATCCAGATGTTATTACTGGTTGGAATACGAAGTTCTTTGATGTACCATATCTAATGAGTAGAATAAGATTAATTGCAGGTGATAAAGTGATAAACAAAATGTCGCCTTGGAAACTGATTGAAAGAAAAGAAATATTCTACAGAGGCAAAGAACAAACAGTATATGAATTATTTGGTATTGTAAATTTAGATTATCTTGAATTGTATAGATTGTTTGTGCCACAAAAACAAGAGAGTTATAAGTTAGACTTTATTGGTGAAGTTGAATTAGGTCAAAACAAAAATGAAAATCCTTATGATACATTCAAAGAGTTTTATGAGAAAGACTTTCAAAAATTTGTTGATTATAATATTCAAGATGTTGAACTTGTAGATGCTTTAGAAGATAAATTAAGATTGATTGATTTATCGCTAACTATTGCTTATGAATCAAAAGTAAACTATGATGATATATTCTCACAAGTTAGAATGTGGGATACTTTAATTGCAAATCATTTGATGAGTAAGAAGATATGTGTGCCACCTAGAGAAGACCAAGTAAAAGAAACAAAGTATGTAGGTGCATATGTAAAAGAACCTAATCCTGGTTTATACAAATGGGTTGTATCATTTGATATTAACTCTCTATATCCTCATATTATTATACAGTACAATATATCACCTGAAAAGATATTGGGTGTTAAATCAAATGGTGTATCTGTAGAAAGAATGTTAGAAGGTAGAACACCATTAGAATATTTAGAAACAGAAGGTGCGTGTATAACACCAAACGGTGCATTGTTCAAAACAGATAGTCAAGGTTTCTTACCAGAGATGATGGAGACAATGTATAAAGAACGAGTTATCTATAAAAATAAAATGTTAGATGCGAAGAAAAGAAAAGAAGTTACAGGTGATAAAAATTTAGATAAAGAAATATCAAGATATCATAATATACAATGGGCAAGAAAGATTGCGTTAAATAGTGCTTACGGTGCCATAGGCAATCAATATTTTAGATACTATGATGTTAGACAGGCAAGTGGTATTACAACTGCTGGACAATTCATTATTCGTTTCATTGAAAATGAAGTTAATGAATACTTAAATAAAATATTACAAACACAAGGCAAAACAGATTATATAGTTGCGTCAGATACGGATAGTATATATGTAACACTAGACAAACTTGTAGAAAAAACTTGTGAAGGTAAAACTGATGAACAAATTGCAGATTTCCTAGGTAAAGTTTGTGATAATAAACTAGAACCATTTATTGAAAAGTGTTTTAATAGATTATCAAAATATACAAATGCATATAAAAATGCAATGGTTATGAAAAGAGAAGTCATAACAAACAAAGCAATTTGGGTGGCAAAGAAAAGATATATGATGAATGTTTTAGATGAAGAAGGTGTTCGTCTTGCAAAACCTAAATTAAAAATTATGGGTATTGAAGCAGTAAAATCTTCAACACCTCAAGTTTGTCGTGGTAAGATTAAAGAAGCAATTAATATTATTATGAACAAAGATGAAAATGAGTTACAACAATTCATACAAGATTTCAAACAAGAGTTTTTTAAATTATCTGCTGAACAAGTATCGTTTCCTAGGTCTTGTAATAATCTTAAAAAATATAGGTCATCATCTAGTATCTTTATTAAAGGCACACCAATACATGTTAAAGGTGCGTTAATATATAATTACAATATTAAAAGATTAAAACTACAAAATAAATATCCATTAATTCAAGATGGTGATAAAATTAAGTTTGTTAAATTACTAGAACAAAACCCATTTAGATTTGATGTGATAAGTTATGTTACTAAGTTGCCTACAGAATTTAAATTACAAGAATGTATTGATTATGAAATACAGTTTCAAAAAACATTTCTTGATCCGATGAGATTTATACTTGAGGCAATTGGGTGGCAGGCAGAAAAAAAGGCAACACTAGAGGACTTCTTTGCTTAAATTTCCCGACAAAAAATATAATATAATTTATGCAGACCCACCATGGTATTTTAAATCAAGAAGTGTCAAAGGTGAGGGTAGAAATCCTAATCAACATTATGATTGTATGAACTTAGATGATATAAAGAAGTTACCAGTACAAGATATTTCAGATAAAGATTGTGTATTATTAATGTGGGTGATAGACCCTATGTTACCACAAGCATTTGAGGTAATCACTTCTTGGGGATTTATATATAAGACAGTAGCATTTACTTGGGCAAAAACGAATAGTAAATCAATGGGTATGTTTACGGGTATGGGATATTGGACTAGAGGTAATCCTGAAATGTGTTTACTTGCTACAAAAGGTAAACCTAAAAGAGTAAGTAAAGCAGTAAAACAATTAGTGATATCTGAGAGAAGAGAGCATAGTAGAAAACCTGATAGAATTAGAAGTGATATAGTAGAACTGTGTGGTGATTTACCACGAATAGAACTCTTTGCAAGACAAAGAGTTGATGGTTGGGATAGTTATGGTAACGAAATTTAAAAAATTTAAAATGAGAATTAGATTATTTTTATCTATATTTAAAAAAAGAAAAGATAAAGACAATCCTTGGATATATTAATATGTGGAAATATTGGTGCAAAGCAATAGGCACAAAAGCATTTGACGAAGATAATAAAGCAGATAAAGTGGCAATAATTAGAACTTGCTGGATTGTATTGCACATTATTACTTGTATTGCAATTATATCTAATACACTGAGGCAATGGTAATGATTACATTAGGAATTTCAGAAGGGTTTCATAATTCATCTGTCTGTTATGTAGAAGACGGTGAAATATTGTTTGCATCAGAATCAGAAAGATACACTGGTAATAAAAATGATAGGTGGGTACCAGGTGACCTATTAGATATGTATGAATGTGACAACATGGTTTATTATGAAAAACCATTTAAAAAAAATATTAGAAGACTTTTAGCAGGTCAGTCGTGGGAAAAAACTAGATTTAAATATGATAACTACTACTCACATCATTTATCTCACGCCGCCGCAGGTTATTATACTGCACCATTCGAAGATTGTAATATATTAGTTATAGATGCTATTGGTGAATGGGAAACAATTACGATATGGGACAATCTAAACAAGATTAGGTCTTGGTCGTACCCATATTCTTTAGGGTTATTATATTCAGCAGTAACACAATATTTAGGATTTAAACCTAACGAAGAAGAATATATTGTTATGGGTATGTCAGCATTTGGTGAACCCAAATATAATTATGAGTATCTCTTATATGAAAACAATCATAGAGGTATAAAATCACTTAAAGGTGAACCTGTTGACATCGCCGCCTCAATACAAAAACTATATGAAGATGAATTATTAAAATTAGTAAAGATGTGCCCGAAGAAAAACTTGATACTTATGGGTGGTTGTGCTTTAAATTGTGTTGCTAATAGTAAGATAAAGGGTAAGAACATTTGGATTATGCCATCGCCTGGTGATGCAGGTAGTTCTTTAGGTGCATCAGCATTAAAACAAGGTAAGATTAATTGGGAACATCCATATCTTGGTTATGATATTAGCAGATACATAAATCCTAAAGAAGTTGTTGATGATATATTAGAAAATAAAATAGTAGGTGTAGCAAATGGTAGAGCAGAATTTGGACCTAGAGCATTAGGTAATCGTTCTTTATTAGGTGACCCTAGATATGATATCAAAGATACTGTTAACACAATTAAAAGAAGAAAAAAGTTTAGACCTTTTGCACCTGCAATTTTAGAAGAATATGCAGATGAGTATTTTGAAGGACCTATGAATCGTTATATGCAGTTTGTAGCAAAAGCAAAACACGATTATAAATCAGTAACACATGTTGACAATACTGCAAGAGTTCAAGTTGTTGAGAAAGATTGTAAGTCAGTAATAAGACCCATACTAGAAGAGTTTTATGAAAGAACTAAAGTTCCTATGTTGTTGAATACATCACTTAATATAAAAGGTAAACCTATGGTAAACACAGAGAAAGATGCAAGTAAGTTTACAGAGAAGTATGGTGTGAATGTCTGGTAAATTATTAGTTGTTGGTGATAGTTTTTGCTCTAGATATTTACAACAAGCAAGAAAAGTTAAAGCAACAAAACGAAATTCTTATTTGTGGGAAATATCTGAATACAAATATTGGTTTGAATATCTAGGTGAAAAATTAAATTTAGATATTATTAATCAATCTTTTAATGGCGCTGGTAATCAACAAATATTTGATAATACATTGTATGCTTTAAATACAAATGATGATATAGAGTTTGCCATTATTTGTTGGTCAGAGTTCGATAGGGTAGATTTACCATTTACTAATACTGGTGGTAGAGATTCTATTCACATCAATTTAACACTTGAAAATGAAACATATAAATCTTCAGAAAAATATAATACTTTATTTACAGATGACAAATTGTTCGACACTAAATGCATGATAGATAGGTTTCTAAACTATTCTGTAGCAATAGATAATTTATTAAAACATAAAGAAATAAAGAATATACAAGCATTTTCAGTTAGACCTTATCCAGAAGGTAGTAAAAAAGACAGAAAACAACCCCTTACTATATTAAAAGAATACATGAATCATGAGTTATTTGATAAGTTAAACGAAGAAAACTTCTTTATGTTTCCTGGTACAAAAGAGTTGGGTGGGGGTAATTTTTACGAGTTAATAGGAAGATACTGGAATGACAACTGGAAAGAGTATGTTTTAAATTCTAATGATGATAATCTAGCAAATGAAGGTTGGATTATTGATGGTCACCCTAACGCAAAGGGTCATAAATTAATATTTGATAAAATATGTAGTTTTATGCTTGACAAAT